CTGATTCTTGATACCATTAAGCGTTTGATGAATCGCCGCATAACCTGTCATCCTTGTCATTAACATATACCTCAACGCATCGTATGCGTGGTCTTCTGCTTTTGTGTCCACGTCTTCGCTGTTAGTTTTGGAAAGAGGAATTGCTGCCAATTGCTTGACAGTGTTGCTACAATTAGAAAACACTCGTAATCTCGGTTCATTTGTTCTTGGGTCATCGGCAAGCCTACGATGTATTTCCATTTTACCTTGTATTCTATTTCGATCTGAGGGAGTCCAACGAACTCCACATCTCATCATTGTTTCAGCTATCGAAGGACCAAAACCTGTCTTGTTCCAACATGATGAGTCTAATACTGTGTAGTGGGGTAACGGATCTAATTGTTCCGCTTCTAGTATTCTATCCGCTAATTGCTCCGCTGTCAACTGTTTTACGTATAATTCTCTATAAATCCAGATATTATTATCCCAATCAATAGCACCCCAAAGAACGCAAGAAGGACTCGCATACCCGTAGTCAGCCGCCCTGATGCGGGGCCAGTTGGTAGGTAAGTCAAAAGATTCGACAACATGTTTCGCTCTGCTAAATTCTGGGAAGGCTGCACCATCGGCTACATCCCAATCCCCTTCAAGTAATCTTTTACGTTCTATCTCTGGTAGTGAACGAAGCATAGCTTCATATTGTCCATCAGCCATAAGGAACGGGTTGTCTGTTAGACGTGCAGGAATAAACCTACGATAGAATAAAGGTTGTCCTTCCTTTTCGTGTCCTTGCGGCCACAAGAAAGGTTTACCTGTTTCGACATCGGATGCAGGAAATGGTTTGTTGTGTTCACCTACATCAATGTACATCTTCTTGATCCACCAACCGCCGATTCCTCCGGGGTTGGCTGTACACCTCATATACAGATTTTGTTGTAGCTCTGGGTCGGTGCTTCTCAATCTTGATCTCAGGTAGTCCCACACGTACGGTGTTGGGTACTGGGTTATCTCGTCTATCCCTATCCAGTTGAAAGCTTGTCCTTGAAATCGGGTTACATCTTTGTCTTTGTCTAGATACGTAAACCAAATGGTAGCTCCCGATGGGAAGTGCCACGTTGACTTCGATTCCCTGAACTTCGCTCCGGGGAACGCCTTCGGGTAAAGCTGTCGTGACTTGTCTATTAACTCAGTAAGTTCGTCAAGAGTACGCCTGAGAAGAAGACCCCTATGATTAGGATTAGTGCAGTAACGAAGCGGATCTGCAAGCAAGGCGAAAGATTTGCCCCCACCAGCAGCACCTCCATAGAGTACATCTCTTTCGCTAGACGAAAGGAACTCTTCTTGAGGTCCTTCATTCGGCTGAAACACCACTTCCCGATTTCCCACGAGTTCTTGGACAGGTGGAGGAAGTGTTGCCAAGTCACCTGTATCGATAACGGTACTTGTATCCCCTTTAAGAGCTTTCTCAACCTTACCAACTTTCTCTTCAAGCTTTCTGGCATATCTTCTTTTACTTTCTGCTACTTTAGTTAGTTTGTCTGCACGTTTCTTTGCGTCACGTAATCTCTTCTGAGTCTGTCGTCTGGCTTGTTCGGCTCTGGACAGGAAATATCTTTGCTTTGGTGCGTCGGGGTCTTTCTTAGGTCGACCACGACCACGCTTTGGTGCGGTGGCTTCAGTCAATTGTTTACTTTACGTGTTCCCGACCCTTTTCCATATATTTTTATATTCGAGGGAATTTTTGTTTCTTGTTTATTTATTCTTTTTTGTGCATTTTGTATTTGATCAACAGATAAAGTAGAACCTGTTTTAGCTTTTTCAGCTTTCATCTTAGCTAACATAGCTTCAAGTTCTGCTGTTGTATATTTTGAAAAATCAGCCACTGTCGTTTCTCCTAACTATTTACCTTACGTGTATTCCTACTGTCTCTGTTGGCACTACATTTCTTAGATGCTTTGCCACCATATTTCATTCCCTGCTTTTGTTTTTCTTTGAGGGCATCTTTGGCTTCCTTCTTTTCAGATGGAGACAAGGATTGTATCATTTGGTTTAACTTGTCACTCATCTTATCCGTAAGTTCGTTAGGAGTTGTAAGAGCGTTGATTGTGTTGAGTACTTTGAATAGTGTGTTTAGATCAGCCATATCTATTTCTTCTTTTTCTTTGTTGTTGCTATCTTGCCACCAGTTGCTTTTCCTAAAGCTTTATTAAGCATATATTTCGTGTCTATTTTTTTAATAAGAGCTTTTGCTTCCTTGTCTACCTTGTTTAACATAGCGTCTCTTTTTCTTTTGTCAGCATCACCTTTGAAATCGTCGACCTTCATTATGAGTTTATTGATTTCTGTTTTTTCTTTTTGGGCTAACTTTGGATTCACTACTAAAGCATGTAATGCTCTTATTGGAGTTGTTGCATAACTCAATCTTTTATTCTTTTTCTTTATCTTATTTATTTCTTTCTTCATGTCAGCCATCGATTACGACCTCTTTCTTTGGTGGCAGCAACACAATACCGTGTACTGCTTGCACATTTACGTTTGTTGTTTCTTGTTTTCCTAGTCCTACCCTGTTTAACAACGATTCTGCAGCCCTGAAGCGTAGGTCGTCCCCTCTTTCGGGTACGGGGTTGTCAATTGTCGTTACAAGGCGTGTAGCAGCCTTAAATGCGTTCATAGACAGTATGTTCTTTGTGCGATGTATGATCTCATCGGCTAAACTGTTCTTCAACCATGTGATGCTACCCTTAGCATAGCCTGCTTGGAGTGCTGCATCGGTGACATTACCCCCATTCTCGAACAGATTCGTTAGGAATTCTTCTTGTTGGGGCGTTATTTCACGCTGGGTAGTCTTTTTCGGGAGTAAATTCATTACATCTGTATCCCATCATCTTAAAATTAGGTAACCAAGTCGGTAATTCTGTTGTTATTTCAACTACTCGTTGCTTACAGAGCATTTCGGTGTCATAAGGACCACGTGAATCGTGTAATTCTCTACAATCGGACGCCAATCCTAAGTAACAGACGAGTACAACTGCTTCAAACACGATAAAATCCTTAGTTTCTAGTGAGTCAAGAGCCTAAGAAGTTGAGCCAAAGCACGAGAAAGGTTTGGTTGCTGCTGCTCTAACTGGTCTTGATACCTAGATTATACGTACAGATTAACCTAATGTCAAATAAAAAAATTTTTTATGACGAATTTACTTGACTTTTCCGTCAAGATGGATACAATCGGAGTATAACCTCCGGGGAAATACACACATACACATAGGGATACCCTAAAGGGTGCGACCAATCGTAACACAAATAACTGTTCTTAGTATAGACCCCCGCTGGGGGTTTCTTGTTTGTTTGCCCAAAGGGTGCGAATAACATGTACAACTAACTCATTCACATAAAAATATGGCGACATTGCATACGTATACGGGGGGGTCCCCAGTGTCCCTTTGCACCCCGTATAGGGTCATTTTTTTTTGTTTACCCTCATTGAAACCATAGGATCACAAGCCAACCCAATATAAGCCGTGTTTCCTTTGGGGATTTCTAGCCAAGCCTAATATATAGGCGTCACACGTATTCTTTTTTAAGTTAGGTGCGATTTTTTCAATAAGTTGTATTGATAAAGCCCAAAAGGTAGCGTTTGAGGTACTGATTGCGAGCATATACCAAAAGAACAACCCACCAAGAAACCCAACAAAACCAACGCTTTAAGTATTATTCTAGTTTAGACAACAAAAAACCCCCCAAGAACTAAATCAAGGGAGGTTTTCGAGGGGAGGAAGTTAGATGTTAATTCAAATTCATTAAAACGTAAACATCATCTTTTATCTTTTGTTTAGTCGTTTTAGTATCCTCGTTTAGAAACTCTTTCCTATATCTTGAAGTGGTATTAGAGTAATCCCAACACGTGCGATCAAGAAACGTTAAACCATTTACTTTAACAGCTACAATAGAATTGTAAGATTGAAATATCTCTGCACCATTTTGCAAAGTAATTCTAAATTGATTAGCAATTGGATTGCCAGACCTAAAGCTTTTGAAGTTCTCGACCTTTGCAAGGTTTAGATCATTTTTGTTTATGTTTTCAAATAAAGTAGACATTAGTTTTTTCCTTTCTCAATAATAATATAGTTACCTTTTAACCTTGTTTTACTAGTTACACAACTAGAACAAATAACGCTTTCATAGTCGTTTAACTTCCCTTCAAGAGCTTTACTTGGAATGTTAAACTGATCGTTAAAATGTTCTTTATAATTACATTCGTTACAACTAAAATAATAAGCCATGATTAGTTCCCTTTCTTTTCTGCAATTACATCTTCTAAATCTATTTGACCATGCAAGCCAAACGTCGTGGTTGGTTCATAACTTTGGTTAAAATGAACCCTATCAACATTTGAATTAATAGGTTTTTCTTCAAATTGTACTTGATCATTTTTGTTTTCAAGTATGGTTATATTCTGATCTTTATGGCAAAGTATTTGATGCTTAAATTCTTCATTGGTGCGACCATTATAACGACCAATAATTTCAACCATTGCACAACTATCCATTATTTTGAATTGAATAGTTAATTCGCAGTTATTAACTTGCTTTAGTTTTTGGTTTTTAAAATCGTATTCACTTTTAATTAAATATGTTTTTGTTTCCATTGTAAGAAATCCTTTTCTATTTAAATTGAGGTTTAAAAAAACCACGCTAAGATTGTTCCTAGCATGGTTAATTATAATCTTATTTAAAAAACTAAGTCAACTAGATAATTTATTAACCAAGTTTCTATCCATCGTATTAAATGAAAGTGGATAAGCTTTATAATATTTAAAACGATCACCTTTAATCTTAATGGTTTGTAAATATCCTTTTTGTTTAAGAATGTTCACGTATTGCCTAACAGTATTAAATGCTTTTTTATTATCTGTATCATTGTAAACATCAATAATTTTAACCATATCATGCGATTTAATAAGCTTGTAAACTTGAAATTCTCCACGTGTAAGCGTGTCATTACCTTTAATTTTAAAGGGATTGTTTTTATTCTCCCTATTAGTAATAACGCTTTCCAATGTAGGTTCAAAAACTTTGAATTGATCAGCCAACTGCAATGCAAGATCATGGCATCTGAAACCTGATCTATGACCTTTATTTTTAGCATTACGTGCGACAACTTCCAAACTTTCAAGCAAGGTAGACATTTTATTTAAGTGTAATCTTTTCATTTTTTATTTCTCCTAAAAGTTAGAACAAGATTGCTAAAATAATGATCACCAAAAAGATGACCATTATACGAGATAAATTTGCAAGAAATTCAGCCATTAAGCAGAAGCCATTTCTAAAGACTGCCAAGCATCTGAAGTAAGTAAATCCCTGACTACATCTGCTCTTTGTCTTTCCACGTTTGGTTTGTTGGCATTGGTGCGACCACCATTAATAGTTTCCAATTTTTTGGTTTCAGAATTATATCTTTCCACCTTATAATCAGTATGTGTCGACCAATGAGTAAGAGCGTTATAAGCTCCCCAAAGTGTAGAACCTAATTCTTTCTTTTCTTCATCAAATAAGCCAAGCAAATAATTAAGCTTTGTTTCATTAACTGGATTAACACCAACTTCAGCAGATTTGGTTTTCTTTGTACAAATAGTTTCTTTTAACATATCTGCAAATTGTTGATCTGTGATTTGTATCCCTCTCCAATTAAGCATCAAGTCTTTTTGGTGCGACCACATTGACAAACCCAAACCTGCCTTTTGAACCATTGCAGACGGATTAAGATTTAAGGTATGTTTCTTCTTTTGATGATAAGATTTTTCCCCACCAAAAACTAAAGTGTTTCTACATAAGTTTCTGTAAGCTCCTGAAAAAACTTGAAATGCCCAACTAGTATCAACAGAATTAAATATATCAATTCTTGCCTTTACGATATCTCTATCATTAGAAACGGGAACGGCTAAATCATCATAGTAAATAGTTCTTTGAGCTTGTAAGCCACCATTGATAAGCTTATCTACTACTCGCACATTTGTTTTAGGTAAATCTGTTTTATCTAAAATGTTAGCTTGCAATGCAAATAAATCTTGGTGAGGTACAAGTTTGTAAGTATCTGCAATAGGTCGAGATTGTAAAACCTTATTCAAGCTTTCATTATATAAACCTGAATATCTTTCTAGCTTAACTTGGTTACCAACTCCATACTCATCTTCATCATAAGCATACAATGGAATTCTTTTTATCTTCGCATTGTCTTCAAATAATGAAACATCAAAAGGATTTGAATGTTCGT